ATAGGCATACGCTGTAGGAGCAACGCCTCCATAAGGGAATTAACCCTAAAATGGCGTGGTCGGGTAACTAGTTGTCGAGCTTCGGCGTGGCAAGGTGTTACTATTGCATATCTTACTGGGTGTTTTATTCACAGGACAGGAGATATTCCAATCGGATAGTTAGATTGATAGAAAGTTAATAACTTAGCAATAGTGATTAGTCCTCTACAGGGACTACTTGATGAATACTCTTTGAAAGCGATGGTGGAAACCTCATAAGCAAATTCAATGTCAAGATTATTAAGCATATATCTATTAGATATGTGTCAAGGTCTTGATACTTTTCTGCTCAGGATGATATTTCCTACAAGCAAATTGATTAAACCAAGATAGAGTAAATAAGAATTGAGATGCTCTTCAATCTATATAGATAGTATACATTGAAAGATGTTTGAATTATTATTTACTAAGTAAATTTAACAGGTACAGTTGGTTTTTACTGTACCGACAGGTTAAAGGTGAATTGCGAAGCAAGAGGGTTTAAGGGAAGGTCACTGCTTCCCTTTACCCTGCTTTTGAACTTGAACTTTTTATATAGTTATGATATAATAGATACATAGTAGCTAAGTAAAGATAGTTTAAGTATTTAAATAGAATTGCTTAATTTACTAAGTATAAGTATCTATACAGTTAGGTTCAAAACAAAGGAAGTTCTTTAAATGAAAAACCATAAATTCAAAAACAAAAAAGATGTTTCTGACTATACAGAAAATAATGAAGTATTAGATGTTTTTAAAGAAAAAGAGCATTATGTTGTTACAGTTGAAGATGTTAATCCAGATAGGGTTAAGAACGATACAAAATCAGATTCTAAAAAAGAAAATTCAGTTAAAGAAAAAAGTAATTCTAAAGTACAATCAAGTGATTTTGTATACCCAAGACATTTAGTTCAAGATAATTTAAAAGATGTCCCTAGTGTTAAACAAATTAAGTATTTACTTGGTCTTTCTTCAAAATATGACAAAAATGCAACTGAGAGAATCAGAGAAATAGAGAGTAAGGAAGAGGCATTTAACTGGGTGTCATACTTCAAAAAGAAGTATTCTATTCCAAAGAGCCATTGGAAAACAGAGCCACCCTCTGATAAACAGCTTAACTATCTTATTAGTTTAGTAGATAGGTATCAACCAGTAGATTATCCAGACTTATCTTCTATTAAAACTAAGAAACAAGCCAGTGAGTGGATTAATAAAATTAAAAATAGGTATGAGTAGGTATTGATTAATTTCAATACTTATTTTTATTGACTTTATGCTTATTATATGATAAACTGTATCTATACAGATAGAAAAGAGGTAGTAATTATGGAAGATTCAATTATTAGAGCAGTTAAATTAGACACTACAGATGAAGTAAACAATCTTAATTTATTATTAGAAAAAGAAGTTAAGACAGTTCCAGCAGGTTACCATATTGCACAAATCCAACCACTGGATGATAATATTGTTTTATTGGGATTTATTAGAACTCAGCATAAAACTGTTAATGGTTTACCAAAGGCTTCTGTACCAACACCTAAGGGATTACAAGAAGCAGGTCCTTCTACTAAACAACTCAATTATCTAGCAAAGCTAGTAGATAGTCTTCAACCAGATGATTTTCCTGGTATTGATGAAATCACTACTTCTAGGTTAGCAAGTAAGTGGATTGGAAAGCTTAAAAAACAGCAAAGTGATAATAGAAGTGTATAAGTTAAAATTATTACTTACTAAGACTATTGATAAAGACCTTGCAGAGTCCATTTGAATACTATTACACTAAAACCAATAAAATAATAAATGATAGCTTATATTATAATTGCAACTAATTATGTGCTATAATCAATATAGGGTATTTTAGTTACATAGATTAAAAAATAGAAAGGATGAACAAAGCTTTGTCACATAAGAATAAAAAGTCTCTGCGCAGAGCACTAGTTGGTGTGACTATTGGCTTAGGAATGTTTGGGTTGGTAAGTGTGGGTGCATCTCATACTAGATTAGCAAACAGTCTTGAACCACAAGTAGCTCAAGCAGCAACTAGAGAACAGGGTGTTGACTGGTCTAGGTACCAGGGTTACTCTGGATTGCAAGGTCAGAAATCCGATAAATTTGCAATTTCACAGATAGGTGGCTATACTTCTGGCTACTATTATGACCAGGCTACATATAAGTCACAGGTTAGTTCTGGTATTGCTCAGGGATTACGTATGCATACCTACATTTGGTTTGAGGCAGGTACAAGCACAGCCCAGGGTAGAGGAATTGTGCAACACTTCTTACCTAAGGTACAAACACCAAAAGGTAGTATCATTGCCCTGGATGTTGAAGGTGGGCTAAATAGTGCTTATAAGCAAGCCAATACTAATGCTATTATTGCTGGTATGCAAGCAATTAAAGATGCTGGATATACTCCTGTTTTGTATACAGGTAAACCATATTCACAGGCTAACTTATATCCTCAGCAAGTTGTTAATAAATTTGGTAATGATAGCTTATGGATTGCTAGTTATGCTACTATGAGCGCTAGTTGGAGTCCTAACTACAATTATTTCCCTAGCATGGATGGTATTGGACAATGGCAATTTACATCAAGCTATACTGGTAAGTCTTTGGATGGTAATGTTGACTTAACTGGTATTACTAAGTCTGGGTACAGTGGTACATATAAACCATCTAAGGGTGGTACAGTTGCTAATCCTAAAGGGAACAATGCTAAACAACCTAGCGCTGTTAAGCAAGGTTTGAAGGCTAATAGTAGTGCTAAGAAAGTTGGTTCTACTGTTAAGGTTAACTTTAGAGCTAGTCGTTGGTCAAATGGATTGAGCATCCCTTCTTGGGTAAAAGGTAAGTCTTATAAAGTAATCCAAGTTTCAGGTAATAAGGTATTGCTTGGTGGAATTATGAGTTGGATTAATAAATCAGACGTAGAAGTTACCTTGACTCCTAGTCAGACTACAAGCGCCCATAATAGAACGCAGTCTTCAACTTATTACACTGTAAGATATGGTGATAATCTTAGCTCCATTGCTATTCGCTATGGTGTAAGTACTGGTCAACTTCAATCATGGAATGGTATTGCTAATGCCAACAGGATTTACGTTGGCCAGAGGCTAGTTGTTAAGAAGGGTGCTAGTCAAGCTAAAGCTACTTCAAGTACCCAGGGGAGATACAGAATCGTTAAATATGGTGATTCTTTGAGTCATATTTCTTACTTGACTGGCTATAGTATTAGCTACTTACAGTCTAAGAACGGTATTAGTAATCCTAACTTTATCCGAGTAGGACAACGTATCTATTATTAATATTAATTTAGAGTCTCTTAGTTGGGGCTCTATTTTTTTGTGTGTAATAAATAATATGCTACTAGTTTGTGGTATACTGTTTAAGTAGAGTAATTATATTATACAGTAGAAAGCAGGTGAGATGCACAAATTGGCAATTTTTAACAAGTTTTTTAAGCGTGATAAAGACAACTTTGTAAACTTAGATGATTTTAAAGATGGTAGTATTAAGCCTCGAACCAAGGAAGGTCAAATTACTTCTATTGAAGTTGGTGGTGATGATACTACTAAGGATACTGATGAAATTAATAAATCATTCACTAAAGGTCGTTCTGAATCACATGCTGGGTTATCTAGTTTAAATAGTGCAAGTTTTGATGCTCCTACTGGTAATAGTAATAAATTACCTAAAGACTTTTTTATTAGACGTAAACAAATACTTAGAATGTTTGGAACAGGTAATCTAGTAGCCCAGTCGATTATTAGAACTAGAACTAGCCAAATACGTAAGTTTGCAAATCCCTCTCGTGAGACAGCAGACGGAATTGGTTTTCAGATTATTCCACGAGACCAAGAGGGAAAGAAATATACTGATGAACAAATTAAAGAAATACATCGCTTAGAGGATTTTATTTATAATACAGGCAAAGAGTATCATAGCTATCGTGATACTCTAGCTACTTTTTTAACTAAGCTAGTCTTTGATTACTATGTATATGACCAGATTAACATTGAACGTTTATTTGAATCTCCTACATCTAATAAGTTAAATCATTTTAATATTACAGATGCAGGTACTATTGTAATTGATAAGCTTCCTAGTAGTAAAGATTCTAAGCGTCAGTTTTCACAGATTATAGACAATAAAGAAGTACACAAGTTTAACGAACGTAACATGACTTTTATTACATACTGGGACACTGGTGATGTTAATAGTTTTGGTTATGGATACTCTCCTGTAGAGGCTTCTATGGCTCATTTAGGATATTTTAATGATACTGAACAGTTTAATGCTAGATTTTTTAAACAAGGTGGTACAACTCGTGGATTACTTGTAATTAATGCAGGGGATAATCAATATTCACAAGTAGCTTTGGAAAGTTTACGTAGAACATGGACTAGTCTTAAGGGTGTTAATGGAGCTTGGAAGATACCAGTTATGACTGCTGCTGATGCCAAGTTTGTTAATATGACTCAATCCTCTAAAGATATGGAATTTGAGGAATGGTTAAATTACTTGATTAATGTCTTAGCAGGTGTATTCCAAATTAACCCAGAAGAGATTAACTTCCCTAATAAGGGTGGTGGAGCTACTGGCAAGGGTGGTGGAGCTACTTTTGAATCTAAGGGTAGTGCTCGTGATAGAAGTTCTGCTTCTAAAGAAAAAGGGTTAACTCCTCTACTTAAGTTTATTGAATCTATCATTAATGATGAAATCTTAAGATATGTTAATAAAGACTATCGTTTTGAGTTTACTATGGGTGATACTGGGGAAGAACAACGTACTCAGGACCTAATTAGCACTAAGCTTAAGAATGGTATGACTCTAAATGAAGCTCGTGAGGCGAATGGATTACCTCATAAAGAAGGTTTTGATACTCCAGGTGATTCTAATAACTGGGTACAATATCAAACGATTCAAGCTAAAACTGACCCTGCTAGTTCCTATACACAACAACATAAAAATGATGCTAATCCAACTAATGGTGATGCTCCTGAATTTAATCCTAATAAGGATGATAAATCCCAAGGTGATGATGATTTGAAGCAACCACTACCACCTACTGATAAAAATAAGGATAATTCAAAATAAGTGTTATATTATACTTAGTGAAAGTCAATATAAGGTGGTGAGTTTGAACGGAAGCTACTAAATTAGAAGATACCCTAAATTTTTATGTGCCAATTGATACTATTAAATCAGTGAGTGCTGATGATACAGTTGAAAAAGGTAGTAATGGACAGATTCTTGTTTCTGGTTGGGCTTCTACTGGTGATAGGGATTTCCAAGGTGAAACTGTAGAACCAATTGGGATTGATGCTACTTATCTATTTAATAACGGATGGATTGACTATGAGCACGACACTAATAAGGTTATTGGTGCTCCAACTAGTAATTCATATGTTGATACAGATAAAGGTTTATACATAGAGGCTCGTTTGTTTAAGGATGTTCCTGAAGTTAAAGAGATGATGTCACTATATGATAACATCCAAGAGAGTGGTGTAAATCGTAGCTTAGGATTTTCTATTGAAGGAAATGTTAGGGAACGAGATGAGGATGACCCCTCTATTATCAAGGATGTTATGGTAACTGGAGTTGCCCTAACTAAGAATCCTGCCAATGGTTCAGCTTTACTTGATTCTGTTATTAAGTCTAATAATGCTAAACAGGTAGAGAAGAATAAGTGGATGCGGGCATATAAGAAGACCCGTCCTAACAATGCTAAAAAGACTTATGAAGCAGGTTATGGCATTACTCCAGAAACACAGCATGACGGAGGAGCCTTAAGACCAGAGTCACTTCTAAGTCATATTACATATTTAACCCATTCTATGGAACAGTTAAATGAAAATGGTGACTTAGATGAGTTTATTCATGAAATGGCTAAGGCTATTGATGAAAGAAGTCCAGAAGATAAATCCATTAAAGCAATGTTTTTGCAAATAACAACTGGAGTTTCAAAATCAGAGGCTTTGCGAACTTTAGCAGGTGAAGATGAAGGTATAGATAATACTAAATTAGAACATCAGTTAGATGCAAATCCTAATACTGGTGATGAAGATGATGACGATTAATTAAAGGAGGCAACTTACACTTGGCAAAGAGTGCACAAGAGGCATTAGAAAAGATTAATGCTACACAAAAGTCAATTGCGGATAAAGCAGAAGAAATTAATAAATCTGTTGAAGATGCAAAAGATAAAGAGGAAAAGGCTGAAAAATCAGAACAACCAGAACAAAAAGAATGTGATGATAAAGAAGCTAAGAAGTCAGAAGCAGAAGATAAGAAAGATGACAAAGACAAAGAAGAAAAGTCTGAATCTAAAGAAAG